CCAAAAGTGAGGACCCCCAAGCCTGATATTTACAAAGGACGGTGGAGTATTGAGCGGACCTTTGCTTGGCTGGAGGGGTTTCGGAAGCTAGTTTTACGCTATGAACGAAAGCTAGAACATTGGCAAGGCTTTTGGGAACTCGGTTGTGCCATCCTTCATTTGAGAAAACTTACCGTATAAGTTCTAGATAAAACGGTCTATGGCCTCTTCGTTGTCGCTACGATTTTTTTGTTTGGTTATGTACGTCTATGTACACGCCCGCACAAAAAAATCTAGGCTCTTAGAATAGCCTCATAGCCTATTTCATCTATCGAACACTATACACGCTATTTAAGGTGTTTAGAATAAAGATAAGCCTCTGTATTTACATGCCAAAGTAGGCGAGGGCTTGTGGGTCAAAATCGGGGGTACTTTCCGCGAGTGTAATCAGCTGGGTGAGGGTGAAGTGTTGGGGGTTTTGGTAGTTCAGTATCGCTTCAATAATCCGAGGAGAGAGGAGGGTTAAAGCCAGATATTTCTGTATTTGTCGCTTGCCGGTGGATTCCTGTTTCGCGATGTCTTGAACGCTGAGGCCTTGCTTCCAGAGTGTTCTGTAATGCCACGCTAAGGAAAGTCCTTGAATCATCTGCTCATTCATCTCGTGGATGGAGAGGATGCTTTTGTTTGGGGTGCCTCGTAAAGTGGTTTGGGCCTGATGGTTAATGAGGAGGTGGGTGCTTAAAATAAGGGTTTTCTGGTCCATGCTCAAGACGGCATGAGGAGGCAATTTCAAGTGACCGAGTGAATCATTGAGGGTCAGATGCATTTCAAGTTCGGCGAGGTGGTCTGCTTTGCGATAAATCACTTGACTCAGGCAGGACTTCAAAGCCTCTGGAGTCAGCTCTAAAAACGCCAGTGCCTGAAGCACCTGTGCCTCGATTTGTTCGGCGGGTAAGCAGGTTCCTTTGACGTAGTAGTAGTTAAAGCGTTTCTGGTGTTTTTTGGCATTGGAATACTTAAAGCCTTCGCCTGCTTCGGTGTAGAAAATACCCTTTAGTAGGTTCTCTTGAAAGGTATAGGCCTTACGAGCTTCGTTGTGTTTAAATCGTTGCGACAGTTGGGTTTGCACGGCTTCAAATAATTCGTCTGAAATAATCGCTTCATGCTGACCGTCATAGATTTTGCCGAGTCGTTTGTGAACGGTTTTCCCCACATAAAGCGGATTACTTAAAAGGCGGTGTAGCCCACTAAGACTAAACGCCACGCCTCGTTTCCCTGGGTAGCCTTCGTCTTTGAGCCATTGCCTGAGCGTATGAACGCTTTCGAGTTTGAGGTATTGCGTAAAAATATGCCGAACAAGCTCCGCTTCTTGCGGATGACTCTGCAGTTTTTTGTCTTTCAGGGTATAGCCGAAGGGGCAAGGCCCCCCCATCCACAAGCCTTTGGCTTTACTGGCTTGCATTTTGTCTCGAATGCGTTCAGACGACACCTCTCGTTCAAATTGTGCAAAGGACAGCAACATATTCAAGGTAAGCTTGCCCATTGAGTTAGAGGTGTCAAAGGATTGAGTAATCGACACGAAACTACACCCATGCTTGTCAAAGGTTTGCATCATGTGGTAAAAATCGATAATGGAGCGAGACAATCGGTCGACCTTATAAACGACCACAGTTTGAATGACCCCGTTTTCCATATCCTTTAAGAGGGCTTGTAAGGCAGGACGCTTCATACTCCCGCCTGAGAGTCCTCCATCTTCATAGGTGTGGTAATGCTGCCAGCCGTTATAAGCTTGGGATAAAATATAGGCTTTACAGGCCTCTTCCTGATTGTGGAGGGAGTTGAAATCTTGTTCCAAGCCTTTTTCACTGGACTTTCGAATATAAATCGCACAGTTATTTCGTGTCATAACGCACCTTTTTGTTGTTTAAGCCAAAGAAATCATTGCCTGAAACTTTATGACCGCAAATGATTTTTGCCACGGCGGAAAGGCTGTTGTAGGTCACCTGATTATACAAAAACTGGTTTTCGCCTAGGACGCTCACTTTGTATTCTTTGTTTTTGAACATCTTAATGATGTCGGTGCCAGTGGACAGCGTGTACTTGACTTTACACGCCCGTGTGACCTTGTGATTCACGTCTTTTGAATAGCGGTTTAATTTGGTGATGACTTTTTGAGGGAGTTTCAGCGTTTGACGTTCACACTGGATTTCATACCACAGGGGCTTGAGCATTGCACTTTTGAGGTGCTTGGGGGGGATTTTAAAATAGCGTTTCCATAAGCGCTTAAAGTCTTCGCCTTCCAAGGCATGGAGGGCTTCTAGGGTGTTGGGTAAATCGAGCGGTGTTTTTTTCATGCTCTATTCATCCCTTGGAAGGGGGCAAGTATCAAGGGTTTTCTATCGTGTTTTAAAAGGCATCGACGAAGGTGTAGGTATTGGGTTGCACCAAGACTTGGCTTAAGGCATCGCACTGGTCGTCATGCTTACCATTGGGAAAGCGAAGCAGTTCAGATTCAAACTCAAGAAGCCAGTGGGGGTCGTTATTGGGAAATAGACAGCTTCCGTTTTCAATCAAATGCGACACGGCCATGAGTCGGGTGCGTTTATCCTGTTCAGGCTTCACGGCTTTTGCCGTGATGCAATGTTGGGTTTTTAAGGTTTGAATGAGTTGAATGCCTGAGTTCTTATCTTCAATCAAGACGTCTATTCGTCGGCCATAGGTCGTTTCTGCGGATTTATAGCGTTGAATCACTTGATGAACGAGTTGAGGGAACTCTAGTTTTTCTCGGTAACTGTCTAAAATATAATGCACGCCCTTGCTGTCTCTTAATACCGTCAGACACACGGAATAATCGTTGTATTGCTCTATTTTACTGGCGGTATCCCACGACTGAAAAATAGATTTGATTCTGATTTCCTTCTCAGCGATGGCTTTGAAAAGGGCGGTCGGGTCATAGTATTTAAGCCATTTTTTCTTAATAATCCCGCCGTCTCGTGGCGCGGGGTTTTGTTGGTACTGGCCTGAAAAATGGTATTCTCCCATTTGTTTTTTGGCGTCCATGAGCTTGGAGAGGGACTCTCGTTCAGGGTGTAGGGCTTCACCTTTTTGACGCGTTACTGTTTTATGCTTGAGTGACCATATTTCATTGCTTTCGGCAATGGCGGGTATTTTTAAGTGCTTAAAGGTTTTGTCGCTTTGAAGCAAGTAGCCGGTGAAATCCTCGTCGTGCAAGCGTTGCATAATCACCATGATTTTGCCGTCGTTTTTGTTGTTGAGCCTTGAATAGAGGGTACTGCCGTACCAATCATTTGTCTTTTTTCTCAGGAGATCGGAGAGGGCATCGTCGGGTTTAATCGGGTCATCTATAATGAGGTAGTCCGCTCCCCGACCGGTTAAGGTGCCATTGACAGAGGTTGAAAAACGACCGCCTCCACGGCTGGTTTCAAAATCCGCAATGGCTTTTTTGTTTTTGGACAGTCGACTATGCGGAAAAATATCGCGATACCACTGACTTTCCATAACCCGTTTACAGTCTAACGCCAACTTCTGCGACAAGTCTTCGTTATAACTGACGGCGATAATGGTGGCTTTCGGATTCTTCCCTAAAATATAGGCAGGAAAGGCAATGGAGCAGATAATGGACTTCATGTAGCGTGGGGGTATATTGACAATCAGTCGAGGGTTTTGACCTGCCAACATGGCTTCGAGTTCATGACAAATTAAATCGATATGCCAGTTGCCAAGATACAGAGCGTTGGGGGAGACTTCCAGAAAGACTTTTTGGACAAAGGCGGTGAAGTCGCTTCGTAAGATGGCGTTTAAAATGGTTTTACTCATGGGCTTCGTCCTCACTGGTTCCATGGTATCGAGAAAGATAGTCGGCAATAATCAATTGATCGTCCTGATTTAAAAGCTCTCGTATCTGATGACGTTCTTCTTCTTTCAAATCGGCGATTAAGAGGTGGGGGAGTAAGGCGGTAATGGCTTTTATATCGCCTTTGACGCCTTTATTGACCAGTTGTGTGAGCATCGCCATTTTCTTAGATATTTTGATTTTTTCATCGCCTTCTGAGACGACGATTTTTTGGTTGAGAATATCGTTGAGTAAGGTGTAGGTATTTTTACTTCCTTTGGGCCGCCCCTTAGGATTCCCTGATTTCCCCTGTTTAAAGCGTTTTTCTTCAGGCGCTTTCCCGTAGCCGATGTCGTAGTCCTTAGGCATTGATTTTGTCCTCCAGCAGTTCTCGGTATGTTTGGCCAGTCGCTTGGTGAATAGCGGATTGCCCGCTAACCTCTTGCCAACGACGAATCGTGGTATCCACATAGAGGGGTTCTAGCTCGATGCCGTAGCAAATCCGTCCGCATTGTTCTGCGGCGATTAAGGTGGTCCCTGAGCCTAGAAAGGCATCGAGTATGATTTCACCCCGAGCGGAGACATCTAAAATGGCATCTTTGACCATTTCAACCGGTTTAACGGTGGGGTGCATTTTGAGTTGATTTTTATCTCCGCCAAAAGAGTTGACCCCTGGGTAATCCCACACATTGGTTCGGTAGCGTCCGTGTGAACCAAGTTCTACATTGTTGTGATGCGAGCGGTTGCCGTGCTTGAAGACAAAGACGAGTTCATGCTTGGAGCGATAGAGCGACCCCATGCCGCCGTTGTCTTTATTCCACACGCAGAGGTTTTTAAACTCGTCATACACGGCGGTGCCTGCTTCAATGATCTCCTTAATATGTCGCCAGTCCATGCAAATATAGTGGAGCGATCCATTCTTTGAAAAAGCCTTTAGGAGGGTGAAGTTTTTCTGTAAAAAGTGTTGGAATTCAGGGGAAGACATTTCCCCTGACGCCATTTGAAACTCCTTATGCTTGATTTTTCCTAAGCCGCCAATATGCCCCTCTACCTTGACGTTGTAGGGAGGGTCGGTAAAGACCATACTCGCTTTTTTGTCTTGGCATAAGTTCTGATAGGTTTGGGGAAGAAGGGCATCTCCGCAGATGATTTTATGCTTACCTAAAAGCCATGTGTCGCCAAGGGTTGTGACAATTTCATGCTCGGGTACAAAAGGGACGGCATTGGCGTGTTCATCTAACGGGGTGTTTTTGTCTGCGAGCTGTTCATCCAGAATCAAGTCAATGTCGGCGATGTCAAAACCTGTAATTTCCAAGTTAAACTCTAGATCCAACGCTTCTAGCTCCAAGAATTCGAGCTTCAATAAGTCGACGTCCCATTGCCCGTTTTCCGTGAGTTTGTTGTCAGCGATACGATAGGCTTTTTTCTGGGCTTCACTCAAATGCAACAATCTAATCACGGGTACTTCACTCAACTGAAGTTCTTGAGCCGCCAGCCACCTGCCGTGACCTGCAATGATTTCATTCTTTTCGTCAATGAGAATGGGATTGTTGAACGCAAAGGTTTGAATCGATTGAGCAATTTGCGCAATTTGTTTACGCTGGTGAATTCGTGGATTCTGCTTATAAGGCTGAATCGTCTTGGTGTTGACATACTCAAGGTGTAAGGTCATTTGGGGAAGCTCCTTTAGGTTAGGGGATAACTTCACCATACACGAATGAGGAGCGATTTAAAATGTGGATAACCGCAGACTTTAGTCGAGCGTCAATACTTGTGCCAATTCAATCACGACGAGTCGTTTGCTATTTTTATCTTTTAGGTCATCTAAGCCAAAGCGTTCTCTTATTTTGGCACAGTTGTTTTCAATAGTGCGTTCACTACAAAAAATATGTTCAGCCAGTGCCTTATTCGTTATCCATATACTATTTTTAAACGCCTTGAGAATCTTGCGTTCCGTTTCTGAAAGGGAGATCTTGCCTTCTTCAAAATGCTTAACTGCGACCTGAAACAGATCCTTTGTATAAGCGTCGTCGGTTTTTAGCTTCACCAGCACGTCTGCTGGGAGTTGAGCTTTGAGATCGTCCATCGTGCGAGTGCTTCGTTTGTCTAATAAGCGGAGATACGTTTTAGAAGCGTCATAGTCCACCTTTTTAAAGAGATCCAGACTATCTTGAAGCAATTCCCCAAAGGGGAGGTTTTGCTGGGTGGACAGCACATAGAGTTCAACCACTTCAGGGAAGCTGATGCCGTCTAATACCGAGCTGTCGATCTGTTTACGATCGAGTTCAGCGAGGATACTTTCAGAAATATCTGCGTTTATTTTGAAATGCTCTTCGGCGTTTTGCCAGTCGATCTGATGGAGTTTGTGGACAAACGCGTTCGCCTGCTTTTCAAAGGCTTTCATTTCCTTCGAGTTTAAAGCCGATTCAATTTTCTGAACAATGGCGAGAAGGCTCATTTTAGAAGCTCCTAAATGGTTGGGGGAGGGCTTTATTCTGATGCTAATTGAGAAAGTAAGATTCCTGGTTTAATCGGTGTCACATACTCTAAATCAAACAAATTGCTTCGTAAGGCTCGTTTTTGCTTGAGTCGCTCATTTAAGTTTTGCTCAAATGAGTGCTCCGCTACAAAATAATAAACAAAGACATCTTTCTTCTGCCCTGTACGATACGCCCGACACGTCGCCTGATCTTCCACCGCAGGGTTCCACCATCGGGTAAGATGAATCACGTGATTCGCTTCTTGTAAGTTTAAGCCCATGCCTGCACATTTGGGCGAAAGAACTAAAGCACTAAAGCCTTTGGTTTCTTGAAATCTTGCTAACACGGCTTGACGCTCTTCTAATGAGACTTGACTATTAATGGCGGTTAAATCTGTGCCATAACGTTGATTAACAAAGTCTTGAACGATTTTTTGATACAAATGCCACTCACAAAAAATAAGGACTTTTTCTTGCTTATCAGCAATAGCTTTTAATAATTCTTCCAAACGCTGTAAACGATGCGATGCTTGAATCCATTCTTCCACGCTCGCATGTTGTGCCTGAAACGATTGGTACAAAAACGGATGCACACTTAATTGTTTGATGCGTTGGATTTTTTGCAACTCCGTCTGACCCGATCTGGAAATACGGCGAATTTCTTCAATCGTTTTAGCTTGTAATTTCACCGAAATATCGGTTTCGATTTTTTGAGGCAGTCCTTGAGCGACTTTTTCTTTTAAGCGTCCGTTAGCAAAGCCTTCACTAAAGCATCCGAATTTGAGGGCTTCGTTGAGTTCTTCAAACGCCTTTTCTTTTTCTTGGGTACCACTTTCGTGGAAAAAGGGTTTATAGGTTTTCCGGAATGTGGTGAGCGAACCCAGCAAACCTGCAACAGCGGTATCCATGATATTCCACAATTCATTCATGTCATTTTCGATCGGTGTACCACTCATTAGGAGGGTAAAAATTGCTTTGGAGGTCACTGCTTTTAACGATTGCGACACATTTGTGGAAGCTGCCTTGGCTTTCTGTACTTCGTCACACAAGACCACCGACCACGACACCTGAGCCAGCGAATACTGATAGTTCACCAATGTGTCATACGTAATCACAATGCAACGAAAGGCCGAAAGCTTGTCAATATCGAGCAAGGCTTGTCGACCTAAGGCAAGCTCCGTTCCCTTTAAATGACGCTTGTTTTCTAAATAATAGTCGCGAATGTTTTTACCATGTAGTTGCAAAAATTTAAAATCACGGGCATTTTCAAAAGCGTCATGGGCTTGTTTTTCAAAATTATCTAACAGAATAGGCGGAACAACAATCAACACAGGATGCTTACAATGATCAGATTCAAAGGCTTGTGCATCAAGCTTTAAAGGAGAGTTTTCGCAACGTTCTTTCCAATAGCTTTGCATCATTAAACGAAGAAAACAGAGGGTTTGAAGGGTTTTTCCTAAGCCCATGTCATCTGCCAATAGCACGCCTGAACGCCCACGCATAAAAGAAAGTAATAACCATCCCACACCTTCTTTTTGATAGTTAAACAAGTTGAAGTGAGGCTTGAGTTTCAAATTTTCCCAAAGCAGGGAGCTTAATTTTTCTTGATCATCCTTCGTTAAAGTCGAATAGTCTAAACTGGCTTGATTCATCAAAATCTGAAGCACTAAACGCTCCGTCTTTTGGGAGGGAATCTTTTCTTTTGTTTCGTGAGGGTTGGGATTTAAGGGGTGTTTATTCCATTTTTGATGAGCTTGCTTAATTTTACTTGAAAAAACTTCCAAAGCGTGTGTGTGATTTAAATCCAATGAGATGGGTACTTTTGTTTTTTCACAAAAGATGGGTAAAAGCGTATTTTCTTGATGAGCCTTTAGGGCTTGCTCTTCTAAGGGATATAGCTTTTCAGGGGGCAGATAAATTGGGACATCTGAAAAACCTTCAAATTTTACAAAAGGCTTACCATTCTCCTCCACAATAGAAACGCTTGTATCGTCGATAAAATCATCATCGATGCCATCCAGTATGGATCTACTATCTGTTTTACCAAAAATCCCCGCTGTTTTAATGGGGGGACCTACCCCAATTACACGATCACCATAGTGGTTTAAATCAATATCAAATACGTCTTCAAAATCAGCATCTAAAGGGACTCCTCCTTTTTTCAGGAAGAGGTTAAGAATCGTGTCTTCTTTTTCTTTTGTGATATTTTCTTTGATGAATAAAAACTGACGTTTCATTTTTGGCGTTAGCACAATTAAAAGGGAGTCTTTCGTCGCTGTTTCTACTTGTAAGGTTTCGCTATTACCGTCCCAATAACGCATGGCACGTTGCATGGCTTGAATGGCTTCTTTTTTGTCAGGAAACCCCAAAAACGTTGGTAGATCATCATGAAAAGGAATAAAATCCGAAAGCGTTGTGTCTTCTAGGTTTGGGCGAGCTTCTGGCGTGAAGCGTGGCAAGTAAATCGTCCGCTGCCCTACCAAACGCCTGTCGTCTAACAGAAGTTCATGGTGAGAGTCCTGCGTATTGACCCAATTTTGAACAGCTTGTAAAAAAGCCACGACTTCTTTGGGACTTACTTCAAAACGTTCTTGTAAAAGGGGAAGGGCTTGATACAAGTCCAAGACCCACGCAGGGAGCAACCCATACGGCTTTTTCTTGTCGTGTGTCGGATACATCAAGCCATGTTGTGAAATGATATTTTTAAGACCCTGCATCCCTAGTAAATAGACGTCTAAATGCAAATCATGTGTGCCTTCGAGTCGAAACACGACCTTCACCCCACGATTCATTTCTAAGGGAGGCAAGGCGAGTCTCACCTCATCCCACACAGAATCTTCTACGATTTGAAGCCCTTCACCGTCTTCGACAATACGTTGCGTATGAGCTGTTTCTTCAGGGCTTCTTGGATCATCCGCCGAGTGTAGCATCGACGTTAAGGCGTGGGGGATTTGTGAGTCGTTTAGTTCAGGCAACAGCGACTCTATGACGTGTTGCCATGCGAGGGCGTAGCCTTTGGAGGAAGTGGAAAAAGGAGACGTACTAAAAAAGCGATGAGATGCTTCGTCTAAATAGGACTCTTTTATCTGTAAAATCAAGTGGGATGTCGTGGGGCTTAGCTGAATAAAATTAAAGGAATTGGTAATCCCCACTACTTGAGGCGATTTTTTTGTCGGTTTAAATAAGTCTATCAAGCCTTGTAACATCATGTGAAATTAGTCCTCAAGGGGTTTCATATCGTGAATTTCTTCCATCATAACACGCACGGGTTCATGCCAGTTGTAGGCATGTTGGTTATGTGTCACACGCCAATGCCGTCGTGTTTGGTTTTGTCTGAAGTAGTCAGGATTCGTCACCCCTTTAATATCGGGGGCAAGTCCCGTATGTGCCAGGTGGTGTTTAGCATCAATCTTTTGGACAGGGGTATTAGAAAAGGCTTTCTCGATAAAGTCTTGAACTGGCTTTGTCCAAGATCCAAGAGCTTTTAAATCATAGATATAAGAAGCATTTCCACTTTCTACGGTTTCATAAATAAGCACTTTCGGCGTTTTTATCACAAAAGACGTTAAACCACTGGTGTTGAAAATCGGTTCTGTGCTGATTTTCCAATCTTGGCCCATATGGGCTTTTTCGGCATGGAACTCATCCCATTTATCGCGGGGTAAAAACACTTTAAACTCGTTGGCATATCTCAAGTAACGTTTCCAGCAGTCTTTTCGGTGATGAGTGTCAAACCTGCCTTTAAAAATAAAGTCGAAAAACCATTCGAAATCAGCTTTATTAAACCAATACAAAATTTCATTATAAATGGCTTGTTCTTGAGATTTGAGAAGGCTCCATTTTTCAGGGTCTTTTCGAGGGTCACCCATAAGGTTGATAATGGTCTCTTGTTCTTGAGGTGAAAGACTATTTTCTAACGCCGTAAAAATGATGGCAAAACGACGGGTACCTTCTCGCATGGTTAAATCGCAAAACACACTCAACAAAAAGCGTAGAGTCTCACTATTTTGTGGCGTACGATTCTTCATATACTCATTCAAGCATTCGGTGAAATACACGTCGACACTTCGTTGCACGATGTATTCATCCGCATAAAGCGTGAGTCCCAAATGCTGAAAACAGCCTGATTTAATCTCGTTTAACACGTTTTGTTCATGTGACTGCTTCGTTTTTAAGGCGGACACTATTTTTTGAACCAACTGCTCGATATAAGCGGTGTGCTTATCGTCTTTTAACCAACGTTTATAACGAGCGAGTTCTTTTTGTTGCTCTTGAATCTGCGCTAAGTTGTTTGGCAAGGGTAAACGTCCAAGTAAGACTTTCCCCATGCTTTCCAAACAACTGAACCATATGTTGCAGTTAGGGTGCGGATCTTCTTGCAAAATGCAAAATCGCCAAACGCTAGCATGCAACCATTTATAGACCCTTGGGTGAGGAGCTTGCAAGACGATAAAATCCATAAAGTCGGTACGTTCGAGTAAAACACCTTTGCCCATGGTTAAGCCTCGACGAATCATTCGCACAATTTCTTTATTTTGGTATTCGTTTTGTTCAAGAAACGCATACCATTCTTGGGTAATATCAACAGGCGGCGGAGGCGGTGGGGGTGGCGGAGTAGGTCCACCCCGCTCCTCAATTTTTACCCAAGTAGTGGGGTCTGCTTCAAACTTTTTCGCAAAGGCTTCATAGCCTAAAATGGCTTCACTTAAGCGACCCAACTTTTTACGAGTGTCTTCAAAAAACGCCGTTTCCGCCATTAAGCTTGCCCTTCTTTCAAGGTGCTTTCTAGCTGATTGCGTTGTTCTCCCGATTTTACCCGAATACGCACTTCCACACGACGGCTGGCTGGCTTGTTTTCGATCCGCTTGGTTTTAGGGTCAAAATACACTCGTTCTTGTTCGCCACGCCCATTCACATACAGCCATTTTAATAAATCGTTGCGTTCTTGTGAAGGTGGAATAACATAAGAAACGACAAAACGCCCCACGGCAAAGGCTCGTTGCTGGCTTAATTCTAGGTTATGTTCATCGTTGCCGTCGGAATCCGTAAAGCCTTGAATATACAAGGATTCCACATTGGGACGCACCGCAGATTCACTCAAAACGTGCATGACTTTGGGGAAGACTCGTTTAATAAAAACTTGCCCTTTGGGGTCAATGTCTGCCTTATTCACCAAAAAACGGAGCTTGTCATCAGGCAAGCGAATGATGCACGAAAGGGGATCCTTTTCATCTGTTTCGCAACGTAGCGATTCAATCGCTAAAGACGCATCAATTTTTTGCTGGATTTCTTTCAAAGCGGTTTGGCTTCCCTGTCCTTGGTTTTGAGCGAGAGCAAGCATTAGCAAAATGAAGACTACTGCTAAAGAAGTCATTAAATCCGTCATAGAAGATTCTAAGTTTAATGCCATTTTAGAACCTGCTTTCTATCGATTGACTTTTGGAGGAGCAACCGCTTGAATGCCTTTATCGGAAAGAGCTTCAGCGATATTTTCCGCCATGGTTTGAATACTCGCAATAGCATTGTTATGCTTTTGGCTAAAGTCTTCAAGGTATTGTTTGCTTGACTTGGTCATGATGTTTTCTACATTATTCGCCATTTTATCGCCTGAATCTGCAAAGGTCGTCGCAATGTTTTGAGCAAGAACATCCATAGTGCCATATTGTTGATTAAGTTGTTCCACTCGTGCTTGATGATCGCTCATCAAACCTTGTAAGTCCGTAATGCTTTGCTTTAGAGCCTCTAACTGCTCTTTGGTGAGTGTGTTGTAATCCGTATATGCACTCGCTAAATCTCTTTGAAGTTGGGTCAACTTAGCTTCAATTGCTTGAACGCCGTTTTGTACGTCAGCGATAGATTGAACATGCCCTCCTAGCTTATTAAGTAGTCCGTCTTGTGTTTTGACAAATGGGGTAAATTGGTTAGTGATCAAATTTTCAAACTTATTAAAGGCTTCGTTTAATAAGGGTGGGGCATCTTTACCAACCGTACCAAAGTTTTGTACCGCTGTTTTAAGTTCTTCTAAAATGTCTGCTAAGTTTCCTTTAATGGTGTTGCTTGCTTGTGTAGCACTCTCTTTGATTTGTGTAATTGCTTTTCCTGTTTGTGTTTCACTGGTTATATTGGCATTCTCTAGTTTTTCTACAATGTTTGTTAGGGTAGTCAGACTTGTATTCATCGTCTCATTTACTGTGTTAGTATTTTCAGTTACTTGAGTCATTAAGTCGGTTACTTTGCCTGTTAATTCAGTGGTTAGCTTACCCACACTTTCACCTTGCCCTTCACCCATTTTTGTAATGAGCGTTTCCATAGTTTTAGGCAAAGCCCCCATTGTTTTGTTGAGATCTTCAAGGTGTTGGTTAATGCCTTCACTAATCCCATTGGTTACGTTTTCTGTGCTAGCTCCTAGAGTTTCTGCAATGGCTTTCGTATTTATATCCAATCGCTCCATCGGAGGCGTAAGCTCTTCACTAATAGCAGTAGGAACTTTGCCGATAGCGTCTTTAATTTCACCGACCTGAGATTTAATCCCTTCAGAAATGGCTATTTCAATGCTTTTAATGACACCACTTTCACCGTCTAGCTTTTCAAAGCCCTCTATAACAGCCTGCGGCAGTTCGTGAACGTCTTTTTGAATCTGTAATAAAATATGTTGAGACGTCAACCGCTTAAACGAACGGTTCAACTCGTACACAATATCATCCAGCGTATGCGTCAAGACTTCCACTGCTTTTCGGTGTTGATTATCAAACACAGCAACCGCTAGAAACAAACCGATAATACTGGTAATGAACTTACCTGAAAGGGCATTGATAAACTCCCCGATGCCTTTTATCTCGCCTACGCCTGCGTAATTCAATTTACTTAAACCAGCCGTCAACGCAATAAAGGTAAACAATAAGCCTGAACTACTCGCCCATGTCGCATAATATGACATCGGCTTGACCACAGGGTCCACCAGCAACGAGGCCTTAAAAAACTCTTCCGCTTGGTACACGTTCATCCATTCGCCGTTGTATTCCTTCACGCCTTCGGAAAACTCTCGCCATGCGTGTTGAAGTTGCTTAACCGTAGGCGACGGATTCCCGTCTCGTTCTTTAAAATAGTCGTCAATTTGATGCTTGATTGGGGGTTCATCAAGGCTAGGCTTGCTTTTTACGAGTTTTAAAAAGTCTGTTAAATCTTTGTGAGCCTTATTCTTTGCTTGGCGCTTCTTTTCCTGCCAAGCCAACCACATTATTAGGACGGCAAGAAAGTAAGTTACGACTAAAATCGTAATTTTAATGCCAAAAACGGGAGCTACGAGTTCTTTATTCAATAAAGCGATCGTGAATTCAGTTGTCATGCTGGTTGTCCTTTAATGTGGGTAAATAGATTGATGTATTTTATCACAAAAGGCCATACCCGTTTTGACTCCCTCTTTGAAAGACTTGTGATAGAATAACCGCAAGTTGTAGGTCTTCACCTGCCCAGTTTTGACTCCCTCTTTGAAAGACTTGTGATAGAATGTCAGGCAGTTTTAGAACGTAGAAATACATGTTTTGACTCCCTCTTTGAAAGACTTGTGATAGAATTCCCTTGAGGGACAAATAACACTCAAAATGGGTTTTGACTCCCTCTTTGAAAGACTTGTGATAGAATCATATTCGCTATTAGCACTAGCCAATGACAGTTTTGACTCCCTCTTTGAAAGACTTGTGATAGAATCAGGCGCGCTAGGATAAGCCTCAGAATAAGGTTTTGACTCCCTCTTTGAAAGACTTGTGATAGAATATGCTAAGCGTACTCAACGCATCACTAATCGTTTTGACTCCCTCTTTGAAAGACTTGTGATAGAATTTTAAAAGTGCCATGCCCTACGCTTACCACGTTTTGACTCCCTCTTTGAAAGACTTGTGATAGAATTTATCAAGCTTAGAGTGGCTTAACTTTCAAGTTTTGACTCCCTCTTTGAAAGACTTGTGATAGAATATTAAGGCAGACAATGAAGCAGACTATAACGTTTTGACTCCCTCTTTGAAAGACTTGTGATAGAATCTTCACAAGCAATACTAGCAACGCTTAGCTGTTTTGACTCCCTCTTTGAAAGACTTGTGATAGAATTGAATCTCTTCTTAATATCAGCAGTGAAACGTTTTGACTCCCTCTTTGAAAGACTTGTGATAGAATCTTCCTCCCAATCAATAGCCCCTCTCCCCCGTTTTGACTCCCTCTTTGAAAGACTTGTGATAGAATTAGACTATGTGCGTTGGGCAGTCAATTAGTGTTTTGACTCCCTCTTTGAAAGACTTGTGATAGAATGGAGCATGAACCGTATTTATTGCTTCAGCCGTTTTGACTCCCTCTTTGAAAGACTTGTGATAGAATCCTTGAGTAGCACCCACGGTGACAATAGCGGTTTTGACTCCCTCTTTGAAAGACTTGTGATAGAATGGGGCAATCGGCTTGGATGTAGCGACCTAGGTTTTGACTCCCTCTTTGAAAGACTTGTGATAGAATGATATGAATCCTGATAAGTATAAAAAGGCAGTTTTGACTCCCTCTTTGAAAGACTTGTGATAGAATTTGTATCCCCTCCCCCTATTGTAATAATGAGTTTTGACTCCCTCTTTGAAAGACTTGTGATAGAATTACCTTAGCGTCGATGAATCTTCAGGTGAGGTTTTGACTCCCTCTTTGAAAGACTTGTGATAGAATTTGAAAAAGTTTTCAAACATGGTATCCCCCGTTTTGACTCCCTCTTTGAAAGACTTGTGATAGAATGACAATACGCTTATAAATATCTACCGCTACGTTTTGACTCCCTCTTTGAAAGACTTGTGATAGAATGCTCCTTCCACCCTTGCAACAACCTTAGTCGTTTTGACTCCCTCTTTGAAAGACTTGTGATAGAATTATACGATTACTTTAGTCAGTTGTATGCTTGTTTTGACTCCCTCTTTGAAAGACTTGTGATAGAATTTTCATCTATAACAGTAAAAGCATCATATAGTTTTGACTCCCTCTTTGAAAGACTTGTGATAGAATAGTATTTCGGTGTCGTTAGTTACGACACTTGTTTTGACTCCCTCTTTGAAAGACTTGTGATAGAATAGGTTTACATTTCGTTAGAATTCGAGTAGAATATCCCTATCACAAGTCTTTCAAAGAGGCTAAGCCAGAACTGAGTGAACATCTTTTGAACCTCTACACGTTACGTTCGATTGCATGTTTAATTTAATTTTAACACAAACTGCTCCCGATTTTAAAAGGAGCTATTTGTGTTGTTACGTTGATAAATATGTCTAAAATAAGAGCATTTGCTCGGCAACGGCGTCGCCTGCAATGGCTCGTTTATGGCTTTTAAAATCAATGGCACCCACCATGTATTCTGCCTTTGCCCATTGCTTTTCGGTAATAAAAATGCAAATCACACTCCCCCACGGAGGCACCATGCCTCGTACTTTCCCCCGAAGGGATTCCACCTTTTCCAAGGTTACCCCATGACGCACATACACGCTTTCTTGCAACATTTGGTAGCCTTGATCCAACAAAAACTTACGAAACTGATTCGCCGCACGCATTTGTGCTTTTTCGGTCACAGGTAAGTCAAACATCACCATTAACCACCCCATTTGGTACTCCATTCTAGCCATGGGTAGCCCTTTCCGCTTACATATTAAGTCCATAGTATGGCTATAAGTACCGTGAACTTAAAAATGTGCGTGTCGCATATCAGGTAGAATCAAGCCGTTCACGCTATGCTGTTCGATGCAACGCCCCAAGCTACTGATGTTCAGTTCGACCACATCCACCAGTTTCTTTTGAGGCTTGCCTGCTTCATAAGTCACACGTACGTCCTGCAAAACTTGCATGGCATCCTTGCACCAGCCCTTCCATGTGGCTTCGTCTTCTAGTTCTTCCGCCGAAGCATCAATCACATGATGCCACAAGGCGTAATCCACATAAGGGCGATACGGTTCCACCACGTCATACACTAGCGGTTGCCCCTTATAAGACACCTGATGATGTAAGCCCAAGAACGGCATAAGTCCACTAATCAAACAGGCCCGATGAATCAGCGTTTTGATAATCGCGTAGCCGTAATTCAGCCGAACATTGACGACATCTTCCGCCCCTTGCTTATGCCGTTTACGGACGTTTAAATGCTCAAGCGACTCATAAAAATGCTTCCAATAACAGCGTGCAGCATTGGCTTCATCCAAATGGGGACGCTCCACAATCTGTTGGAGCGCTTCCGCCCCTGCTTGAAGCCCTAGGCGTTTAAGGACTTCGATTTGATTATGGATTTTGCATTGTACAATACGGTGCCAAAGGGCTTGGCGTGTGGCATCCGTGAGTTCAAGTTGAGCATGGGTCAGGGTGTGACGCTTGCTTTGAAAGGTGGGGAGCGTCCACGCCACAGGCTGATGCTTTTTATTGCAGTGTAGAATGGCCGCATTGGCTTCCACGAGTTGGGTAATGGCCACGCCTGTAATGGAAACGGCAGGGGTGGCAAGGACCACCATGCGGATTTCTTCAAAGGGAATACCTGTACTTTCAAGGACTTTGCCGTCGGGGGCGTAGGTGTCTTTAGGGAAACTTACGACGAGTAAGCCCCGATCGATTTTGAGCTTACAGCCGATGCTACTAATGGTTAAAATATGGTGCGACACCGAAACGCATCCTTTGGCTTGTGGGCATTAGGATTAATTCGGTGTGAAAGAAGGGAGTATTTAAGTCTCTACAACTTCAAGACCACAGTCGATAAGATATTTAATGTTTATCGCAGGTGAACTTTCTTTATGTCCAGGCTTTTTAATTACAGTTTGTCCGTTAGATTTTAAAGTTCCTAATTCTAATGTCCCTTCATATAAGACATTATTGTAAACTAACTGCTCAGAAAGATGAATCAGACACCCCGAATTAAAAACCATGCCATTTTTATACAGCTTATAGCCTTTTTCTTTCAGTTGCTTCATTGTTTGTTTGAGACCAATATAAGGATAAATGGGTTGAACACTAACTTTTTCTTTTTGGTTGTAATATAAAATCTGTCCAATATTTTCTTTTGTACACTTAAGCTGTACATTCTTCAAGGGTTCATTGATGTCTACGACTTTTGCCATGTTATAGTATTTACCTATTTGAATTCGTCCGTTTGGATAAATTGTGATGTCTTCTGCTTTCGATTCTGATGAATACCTTACCGTTACCTTGTTAGGTGTGTTCTTAAAGCGTGGGTGCTTAAAGGCTTTGATGCGAGCGTCCCATTCAGCTTTAGTGTCATTCACAAAGGGCATTAAGGCATTTGTGATGGCTTTATCCATGAGGTCATTCAAGACTTTTTCACGCTTTTTGGCATCCAGTGCTTTAAGCATCAACTCCTGAAAGTTAGTACGTTCAACAGCAAAATATACATTTTTTTCAGAACTGTGACGGATTCCATAAAAAGTAGCTTTCGGATCTAAATCTATTTTGTTTCGCTTGATGTACTTGGGAATGACTTGTTCCAAGGCTTCACGCCCGACGTGACGCACCTTCGCTTCACAGACTTCTGCAGGGTCAAAACACCACTTTTGTACTTCAGTCGTTCCTTCGTCTTTCACCCACGATTTACGTCTGGTGTATTCACGATACCAGCTAATAATGTAGGCATCTAAGGCGTGGTGCTTACGGTTGGCTCGAAACTTTTTCACACGATCTTCAGGCTCAAGCTCTCCGATACTTTCAGGGTCGTCTAGCAAATACTTGTATAAATCTAAGTGGCGTCCAATTTGTGACGTTTCTTGCCCGTTCATGACGTAGACAAAGCGGTCTTGATCTTTCACTTGCAAGCCCTTACCGCAATACATCGCCACAACTTGTTGTACCAAGCGTGAAATGTGAGCGGTATCCGCCAAGCCGTTGTAGGAACTGACCAAGCTTTCCGCATCAGACGAAATTAAGAGTTCCTTCTTCTTCTTAGGCAAGTGGTCACACGCCATTACACGAGCCGCAAATGCGTTAAAGGCGTCTTTCCCTTTGCTCATCATGTATTCGTAAGGGGTTTTGTTTCCTTTTTCCTTGTTGGCATTTGCATCCGCCAAAGTAAGGTTGACCCGATTCCCTGTGCCTGAACGACTAAAGGGAACCGAATGTTCGATATCCGCAAGCCCTGAACGAACATCTTCAATGGAAAGCGAACGTCCTGTGTATAAGCAGTGGCGACCTTGTTCTTCAAGCAGTTGCAAGCGTAAAATATCTTTACCCGCCACTTGCCCTTGGGAATTACAAATACCCGCTTTTTTGAGTTCATCTCGCAAGCGGTTATTTTTTTCGGTGTGGGCTTTCAAAAAGGCGTTGTAGTCGTCTTTTTTCTTTTTGCTTTGCGTGATGGACATATCCCCACGAACAAACTCCAGCACCACATAATCAGGCGTACCATGCGACGCCACTTGATTTTTAAACACGCCATAAAACAACTGAAGACGATTGCGTACGACATTGTTCATACAAGTCCCAATCAGAACTTTTTCGATATACGCTTCACGCTTGGCTTGATTCCAATCGTCAAAACTATCTCGGTTGTCTGCGATATGAATGTTGTCCCACGAATCGCCACCAAGTCGTTTGGCAAAGTCTTGCAAATCTTGAGGCGTTAAGCCTTTGCGTTTACCTTCAGGTGTTTCAGCTTGTAAAGGCTTAAACTCACCGTCTTGAGTGGGGTAATAGCCTTTAGAAAGTAGGTCGTCCACATAGGCTTGTGGACTCAAGCCTGAAAGTAAGCAGTCTCTTAAGAGCGTAGCGGCAGGTCGGCTAAAGCGTGAACGCCCACTGTCGTTGGGTGTCCAATTGTATTGATTCTTTGCCACTTTGTTGTCTTTAAAATGAAAGGCTCCCTCAATGAGTTTTGGCAGGGTTTTATTAAGCCACGAGGAGCTTAGAGATTCTTTTTCGTAAGCCAAGAAAGTATCCCAAACTAAATTTAGCTCATCGGGGGTTAAGCCTCGTGCTTGTTGTTTTTTCATATCCATAAAACGAAGATTCCGCAACATCATCAACGCTTTCGCTTGATGCACCACCACACCCTTCCAAGAGCCGTCTTTTTTCATGTTACGGCATACATGAAAACGTGGAATTAAACAACAATCGCTCAAAATACGATTGTCGAACCGAGGCGTTTTTTGACTCAATACGCCTTCCCACTCAAGCGGAAACCATTCACCATTGATACGTGTTTTGTAAGGTCTAAAGGAGCCTCTCAATTTTTGAAACGGCTTAATTTGAAAAGGGGTATTTTTTCTTCCTGCAAAATAGGTCGCATATGCCATTTGAGCATCCCCATAAGCAAGTGTTTCGAAGGTAAGTTCTTGCACCGCACTATTTTGCGGACGTAAAACTTTCAACGCTTCAACCAAAGCTTTGAGTTCTGCCACCACCATCTCACGGGGAGCCGAACTCTTGTCATTACGAACTTTTAAAGGCGAAGCCCCTAGAGTGGATTCAATCATTTTAGGTGAAATCGGATGCCACACGCCCAAACGAAAGGTTTCTAAGTACGCAGGCAGGTGAAAATTGTCATCTAATTGAGACTCTGTCAATTTCTTTTTGTAATCTTCTACCAGTTTTTGGTCATCGCCTTCTTTCGCTTCTTTTTCGCCCCATGCCACACCAGCATCATACCCACGACGCTGGATGAGAGACCAAAACCCCTTAAACAGTTGCCAGTCATTTAACGGCGTGCCATTCGGATTCGTTAAACCCTGCAAAATCGCCACACGAATAGACGCTCCGTTGTAAAGCATGCCGTCTTTACTAAACTCTTTGCCCCAACGCGTGTCTCCTCCGCGTAAATCTGTAAGCCCTAGCTTTTCCGTCCAAAACCAGCGAAACCATGTTTCACGCATCTTATGTGCCAAACGGGTACGAATCGCACGACGACGACCACTTAAACCACGTTCTGTAATTGAAGCATGATTCGCATCCACCAAATCAATGCCCATTTCCTGAACGGTGTAACCGTCACGAACGCAATAACCAATACTTTCTTTCCCCAAGTCATATGAAAAAACGGACATATTATATACCTCTGTAGATTAGTATCGTAATAGAGTTCATTCTAACATATAAAATGTATAGATTTTAGAAGGTGTTAGGCAATACTCTCCACCTATAAGACTCTATAACGTGTTGCACGACCTTCACCAAAGCGTTCAAGCTTTTTCATATTGTACAACTTTTTAATTATTTCTTCAGTGGTACGATTCCCATAGCCCAAGGCTTCAACCACGTCTTTTCGAGAAAAGGCGTCTTGCGTTTTTGCCCACGTCCAAAAGGCTTGTTGCTTTTCAGAAAGTACGTATTCAAATTGATCCGCTTCAAGAAGGTTTTGTGCTTCTTGTGCTTGCTTTAACAAGACATCCATAATAAATAAAAGCCCTGCGTCCATATCCTCTTCTTCGGTCTTCCAGCTTTTTTGAGTTTTGTTTAAGGCAAGATAATAGTCCGCCTTCTGAGCGTCTATGATTTTTTCGTGAGACACCAGCTTGGTAAACGCATAACCGTGTTGTAATAACATGAGGTTGCTTAGTAAACGACTACTTCTTCCGTTACCGTCTTGAAACGGCTGAATGGCAAGATATTCAAAAATGAAGTTAGCGATTAAAATGAGCGAGTGCTTCCCTGAATGCTGAATGGCCCAATCGTACCAGCCGAGTAGTTCATCCATTTCCTTTTTGACGAGAAACGGTGGGGTAGGGTCAAAAATAACACCCACAATGTTCCCATTTTCATCTTTGGCTTCGACTCGGTTAGAGTCGAACTTGTATTGCACCCGTTGGCGTTCGTCTTTGGTGCTAAATTGTAGCATGTCTCGATGAAGCTGAAGAATGTCCGATTCATTTAAAGGGATGTTCGGGTAATGGTTAAAAATGCGTTCTAGCATTTCAATATAACCCGCCACTTCTTGTTCATCTCGTGTTTTAAATGAGCGAATACGCCTTTTTTTATAGAGGGCTTCTCCGTCATGGTCTAAAAGAAGGTTGCCTTCAATACGATTTGAAACCCCTGTGGACGTCACAATAACCGATTGTGTGAGCCGATCAATGGTTTGTGGAAGCAGGTGACCTGTTAAGGCAAAGGTATGTTTGACGGCATCAGTCACGTCTATTTTTTGATAAAGGGCTTCAATCGTTTCGCCTGATAAAGAAAGGCGTGTATTGAGTCGAAAGCTTTTCCAGTCCCTCCTGTAATCTTCCCATAAGCCAATGTGATATTTGGGTACATTATGTGAGATTAGTCAAGTGGGGGTGAACATTGTCTCAATGATTTTTAAATTGCTCCGCCTCTCACTCCCTGATTATTTAAGTCTTTCCTCCTCAGTTACTATCGAACACACACTCAATGTGGATTTGTAAAAACTATTCCCTGATACTTCTAAACTATTCGCTGTTCTTTTTTGAAAAATTCAGGGTTATTTTAGGAACAGACTTTCTTAAAAGCTTTATCATTAAGCGATTTCAAGGATCTTGAGTCCAGTATCCTTCTGAATAATAGTCCCAATTTTGAGTATTTTCCCTGTAAATTCCCTGTTATTCTTGTATGGCTCGGATAATTTCTATGATTTCCTCCACCATTTTACTTTAAGAACCTTCATAGTAAGGCTTTACAGGGTTTACGCTCAAGAACTCGCCGTGTGTGGGGGTTTAAATGTCGTAGCTAGCGAGCAGTCCCCCGACGGTTCTAGTATCCCCAATCGCTTTGCTTGTTCAAGTAAAGCCTTCGGCAGAGGAGGCACCTTGTTTGCGTGTTCGCTAATAAATTTGGGGATCTCTTCTAAGGTTTTCTGTGCGAGTACATATGGCGTTGCAAACGAGTTGCCCTTGATGATCGAAGGTACACGGCGTTGATAAGCCTCAATTTCTTCAGGCGTGTTTAAACCAAGTTGTTTATAAGTAAAATTGACACCAGCGACACTAGGATCTCCCCCTGTAATATTAATACCCTTTTCATTATAGCTCACCTTGTATTCAAAAGGAGCTGTATGTGTGATATATTACACTGAGCTATTAACAAGATGTAATTCGTTAGAATTCGCTTCTACCCCTCCCACGACACAGGTATTAGGTACAGTGCTTTCTAAATTACAGTTAATCTTACCGTTTTCTGGGTCTTTGTGACCTTTGTGTCCTGCAGACTGGTAAATAGGTATCTTACGCTCATTAATAATTTTCTCTCGAAGTCTTAACTCTTGCTCTTTCACTTTAAAATGTCTTCCTAAAGATTCAAGTAGATCCTTGTAAGAAGCTTTACTTTCATATTGACCTAAATAACCTGTAGAAGCATTAATGGCTATTGGAAACTTGGTATCTTGAGAATAAAGACGATGAAAAGCATTTCGTACTTTATCATCATCTATTATGTAAATAGGTTGCCCCTTTTCATCAATGCTTTTTGTGTCCACATTCTTCTTAGAAATCCTTACAAAGGGATTACCTTTTTTAATAAAAGTAGTGACTAAATCCCCATGTGTCGCAATAAAATTGGGGTTTTTCTCTAAAAAGCCATCCACGACAACGACTTCAGGCAATTCCAGATTTTGCACAACCGCTTTCTCCAAAACTTTGTCTTCTGCATCCGTCAAATACAATTGGGTATGCTCTTCGCCAGCGCCAGCGGGGCGTCTTATTAAAAAGCCTTTTCTGTACGGTACTTTCTTCACATCGCTAGGAAGTTCGGCATTGACGGTGTTGATGATGCGTTTTAGCTCTGCTTGCGTCCACAACCTCATCTGTTGGGGGAAATTAGTCCATGCTGCTTGCCTTCGCATATTTTCGACTTCTCGCAAATAAGTCTTATTCATTGAGCCTTAATCAATATCAATGGACACGCATTTATGAGTATTTATGCGGGTTTCCAGAAATTTATGTCAAAAATGAAGCCGTCTGTCGTCGTTTTGTCGATGCGGTTTTTTGGATGCTTCGCTCAGGTGCTCAGTGGCGCTTATTGCCGTCGCACTACGGGTCGTGGAATACGGTATATCGCCGTTTTGCAGACTGGGCGAAAAAAGGAATTT